TAATTTCTTCTGTAATCCATTTTATGTTTATAGTGAAATATATACAACGAATCAAAATTTATATATCAACTTTTCCTTTAAAATTAAAATAAATTGCAATCGTAACTCCTCTATAAAGGGTAATAAAGGATTTTAAGCACTCAGAATTGCAATTTACATATATAACATATCATAAGATAAGTCACCACTGGCATACAACTGATACAAATATGCATCAGATGGTAATTCACAATCAAAACCTCGAAAAGCTAACCTATGTTCAAAATCCAATCGTAGATCTTTATAATTTGGATGTAAATAAATCTCCCTAACGTAATTGTGCACTTTATCTCTCATAACCTGATCAACATCCTTTGACAAATTCACATAAGATAAACCAGATTGTAAAGTGCGCAATGAGAGAGGGCACATTATTCTTCCTAAATCGTTATGATACACAAATTTACGCTTTAAAAAATCTAAATCATCTAAAACATTAAAAGGAGTTTTAATCTCACTTTTATCTGCATTAGTTAAATCTAAACCTATACTTCTAAAAAATTCTCTCATACTAATCGCATTCAAAATATCGCTGTGTGATCTTATACCATTAAGTTTATCATCTCCATATACAAAATCTACAACGTCATCTAAAAACGAAGAAACGGTAAAGCTTCTCTTAGCGTGAGACATAACTCTAAAATACCAACAAGCAGTATAAAAACGATTAACTAAACTATTCATAATAGCTGTTAAATAATGACCGGATGGAAAAGAATGTGTGGTTATAAAGCCTTCATCCATAATCATAAGGATAGTATGAACTAACGATTCTAACAAAACTTCACATATTTCTTTTTCCGGTCCGGTGTATTTCTCTAATATAACATCTACCACTGCACGTTGCACCTGTGGTAACATGCCACCATCCCACAACTTTGTATCAGCTGAAAAACAACCTCTACAAGTTTTGAGAACACTATACACCTTATCCCACTCTTTAAAAGGATTCACGCCAATCATAACTCCATTCTCATACCTATGCGCCATAATCTTTGCCACCATATCTCCAAATTTCTCTTTACATAAAACTTGGTTATGAACGGTAGAAATACGAAACGATCTAGGCACACCGTCCTTTTCATCATTTCTAAGCTCATCTTTCAAGCATTCACTCCATAATAAAGCTTCAACCGGATAAACTCCAGTTTCAATCTTGCTTCTAAACAAGGCTAAATCATCTTTCAATAACGGAGTATATTCTCCAACTTCAAAATTAACGTATTTATCCTTCCCTTTTTCACATCCTAGACCATTGCTGGAATCTTTATTTAATGGGGCTAAGTATTCATTTCCCATTACCACTTCTTTTTCGGAGATATCTGTATACTCAGGGATTAATCTACGTAAGACCGCTTTACCAAATTCCAACTCCTGGTTTGATATATAATTGGTTTTACCAAAAGATTTAGTGGCAACTACTTTCACAGTTTTTCTGCCATATTTTAACAAATTGGCAGGGCCCCTAGTAGGTGGAAAAATACCATATAACGGTGACGGTCCAAACTCTGTCATGGTGTTAGTACTAGTTTGCATAACGGGTTCTATCCTAATTACGCTCTCATCTTTATCATTATCACGTAATACAAAATCTGGTAGAAAAGAATCACTATCACACAACTCCCTAAGTTTTTTAATAGTTTCACGACTCCATAGCTTAGCCACACCTGCCTTTTTCTTTTCATTACCAGCAACATGCATTCCTCGAATGCCTTGATGAGTTGAAAACACAATGGAACCACACATACCTTCACCATGGACATCATACATTAAATCATTCTCTGAAAAACATCCACTCCAATTATTTATATAATATTTGTGTGAAGAACCAGCGTGTCTTCCTCCTATGGATGAAAGAGGCGTAATTAAATCAACTGATATCAAATAACTGCAAAAATCAAAATCATCCTCTGCATCCTTAAACCATTGCGATATTTTCTTAAAAGGCGAAGGAAACTTAGAAGGAAGTTTCAAAACTGCAATATCCTCTAGATGATTGATATAAACCAACTCAACTCTTTCATGTTCCACAATAAAACTATCTCCATCTCTACTTTTAATAGAAATAAACCTGGCTCCATCATGTATTAAAGAATGAGAAGGAACTAATATCGTCCTACCAGATATTAAAGCATGGGTTTCCATACGAGCAGCGTCTGTTTCTATAACAACCCTGTACGAATGATTTGATACTTTAAGAACGCTATTATGAACATTCTCTACTGAAAACTTACACATTTCTGCTCTCCACGGCTTTGAAAAATAGCTGCAAACTTTATCTTTTACATTGCCTACTATTTCACAAGTCTTATAAGCTACAAGACCACCAGCTACAACAATACAAATAAATGTTGAGTATATTAGCGTAGAAATTACTAAAGGTAATAAAATATCCATTACGCTAGCACCCAAAGGTGTTGAAACACTTTTCTCATACAAGGTAACTGCCATTCTAACACTTTTTATGAAAAATTCCTGTATAAAACTCTGCCAAACTTCTGAAAAGAAACTCATAATCCATTTAGAAAATTTCTTGACATAACTCCATGCAGGTCTTTCATTATTATTTGCCAAAGCATTACCATACATATATAAATCACTAACTTCGCCTTGTGTGGGATCGGAATAGTTATCATTAATCCAATCTCTCTCCATACGCGAAATAACATCATCAACTTCAGCTTCGCTCAAGGAAGTAATCAACCTACTATTTATACCATTCTCTACAGAAATGGCATCAACAAAAGAATCCTCTCCTTCTGCAAAAAACTTAGTAACCTCATCATGCATAGCATTTATTTCAATCATATCAATTGAGGCACTATCCTTTATATTATCCTTAAACATGTCGTATCCTTTAACAACAATCATCATCCAGCGAACTAAATTACTTACATTGCCATCAAGAATAGTATATATATAATCAATCTGTCTTAGCCTTGGTATTTTGTCTAAAACGAAACTATGAGGACCTAAAACCCACTGATCAGACATGGTATCATAATGTTTCAACATAACATTACCCACAAGTTTATCACCTTGTGGTTTAACATTAGCGAAATCAAACACAACACCTCGTCTCCATAAAGCTCTCACATCAGAGATACAATCTTGCTTACATAAACCTCCTAAATTTGAAAAACAATTAGTAGTGATAAAAATTTTCTCACTATTAAAAAACTTAGTATCCTTAAGCTCAGCAGCAGCACAATCTAAAGGCAATCTAACTGGAGAAACCATATTTATTAAAGTTCGCCATTGAGATGCACCTTGTTGTCCAACATCATCCATAAAAAATATAGTTTCATTATTGTAGCAATCATACCAATCCTTACCGTCAGTAGTAGCTTTCACTAAATGTGAATAACATGGCTCATTTAAAGCTTCTATTAATCTATTCATAACAACCGATTTACGGCATCCAGGAGGTCCTTCTAATATATAAGCAGTAGGCTCCTTTCTAATTACAGCAGCCTGGTTATGTGCAATACGAACAACGCGCTTCCAAGCATCCATCAATGATTTAACTTTCGTCGAGCGTCTAGCCCATTCTACTAATGAGCCATCCGATTGAATTTTACAATCGAAATTAAAAACCTTATCTCTAAATTCCTTATCCATATAAGATTTTGGATTCTTAGATAAAGTTATTAATTGTTCCATCTCATATAGGTAGAAATGTTTAGGGGTCAGTGACATATACTCCAGTACCTTTTTAATACCACTAACAATAGCAGATAAAAAAGGCGCCAATTCGGCTAAATAATCTAACACAGATATTAAATAATTCATAAAACGGTAAAATAACGTATAATCATCACAAATTTTAACGTTACTAAATAACTGAATCTTTCTCAAAAAATCGCTAAACTTAGCTGGTAGGAATAGCGAAATTCCTGCTAGTAAAAAAGCATCCATACTCTGAGCTTTATAATTATCATCAACTAAATAATATATATCCACTAATATCGACATAACATTAACAACATCAAAATTACCAGTTCTTATAACTGATAATAATTTTAACATTAAACTGACACATTTTCCCACTGAGGCTAAAGGAAATCCTTTAACAAATTTACTAGTGCTACCAATAACGGACAAAAAATCCATTATAACTTTAACACCTTCAAAACAGTTGCCTACTTTATCAAATAATCCTTCAGCAAAATACGTCTGCAAAACAGATTGTGTTGGTTTACGTTCAGCGGCTCCACAAGCTTTTATATAATTTGTAGATATTTTAAAAAAAAGAGCAATTCTTTAGAGACTTAAAAGTCTTTCGAGAAATAGACCTTAAAGCTCCGGTCTTAGAATAAAAAATAAAATAATTTTTAGTTTTTGGTTTGTTTGTTTCACTTAATCTCCTTGCCGTATCCATATTATGTATTAAATCTACTTAACGCATCTCAAAATTGTCCGCAAGCAAATATCAAGTCTACAGGCACCTTATCATCACGTTTGCAACTAAGTCATATCTCTGTTACCACTAATTTATCATTTAGTGTTCAGGTAAATATGCAAGTTGTGCGACAATAAAATCCGATGGTAGCCCCTATCTGTACTATGGTCGATACGATTTATCAGTAGAGGTGAAGTGTGTTTTAAATCAGGTAAAACTGCTTCAGGCATAACTATTATATAGTTACACCTTAAAACCTAAAAATTAAAAATGCTTTTCATATTAATGTAATGAACTACCAATAGGTTTTTCTCGGCTGCGAACTAACTATAACATCCATTACACCGCAATAATCACTCACTTAAAATTTACACCAAACTCAAAATAATATCACGACTACAAAAATAATAATAAAATATAAAGTGATTTAAAATAATAATGTCCACATAACAAAATTAATGCAAAAATAATAATAAATTTATAACGCACCCCTACAAAAATACCTTTATAAACCTGTAATTAAAATATTCAAAATATTGTATATATAAATTTAATCTATAACTTATGCGACTCAAGCTAGTCGTAACTAACAGAAGAAGCATAATGAGTATAGTACGAGAAATAAATTACAGAAATAATTCCCC